AGTGGGCAGCTTGGAACATGGACTGGTTAGAGTTTGAAGGAATGCGTCAAGTTAAGCGTAATGCTCGAAGACTTCTAAAAAATTACAAACTGGCTAAAGGTATCATAGATAAAACAGACTACATTGTTGAAGAGGATAATGAATACGCTGATTTAATTGAAGTACTAACTAAACAAGATGAATCTGCACTAGAACTTAAGTTTTATCCCATTGTTCCTAATGTACTGAATACTCTAGTTAATGAGTTTGCTAAAAGAGCTACTCGAGTAGTTTATAGAGCAATTGATGACGAATCATATAATGATATGATTGAATACAAACGTCAACAGATTGAAGACTACTTAATATACAACGCAACACAAGAGCTTGCTCTTAAACTTGCTCAAGAAGGGATGGATATGGGATCTGAAGAAGCTCAGCAACAGATGAGTCCAGATAATATTAAATCACTACCCGAAATACAATCCTACTTTGATAAAACATACAGATCAACTGTAGAGCAGTGGGCAGAACATCAGCATAGAGAAGATACTGAAAGATTTAAGTTAGATGAATTAGAAGAACGCGGTTTCAGAGACATGCTTATTACAGATCGTGAATTCTGGCATTTTAGAATGATGGAAGACGATTATGATTTAGAGTTATGGAATCCTGTTCTTACATTCTATAATAAATCTCCAGAAGCAAGATATATTTCAGATGGTAACTGGGTAGGTAAGTTTGATATGTTTACTGTAGCAGATGTCATAGATCGTTACGGATGGATGATGACTGAACAACAGCTAGAATCTTTAGAGGCTATTTATCCGGTTAGATCTGCTGGTTATCCAATTCAAGGATATCAAAATGATGGTTCTTATTATGATGCTACCAAATCGCATGATTGGAACACTAATAGACCTTCATTAGGCTATAGACAGTTTACATCGTACTACGATAATAAATTCCCAGGAGGAGATGTTATCGATAATATTATGGCAGAAAGTGAAGATTACTTTGATTTAGGTAATAGTAATCTTCTACGTGTTACAACCGCTTACTGGAAATCACAAGTTAAAGTAGGACATCTTACTAAGATTGATGAAATAGGTGAGGTTACTACTGAAATAGTTAGTGAAGATTATAAAATAGTAGACACGCCTATTTATAATACTAATCTTAAGATTAATAAAACTAAAGAAAATCTCATATTTGGTGAACATATAGATTGGATATGGATTAACGAAGTATATGGTGGAATTAAGATTGGACCTCACAGACCATCATATTGGGGCACAGGTGATACTGGCGGTATCACACCTATCTATTTAGGTATATCACAAAACTTAATTAAACCACTTAAGTTTCAGTTTAAAGCTGATAAGAACTTATATGGATGTAAGCTACCTGTTGAAGGGTCTATATTCTCAGATAGAAATACAAACTCAGTTTCATTAGTAGATTTAATGAAACCATTTCAAATTGCTTACAACATTGTAAATAATCAGATTGCAGATATCCTTGTAGATGAATTAGGAACTGTAATTCTATTAGACCAAAATGCTTTACCGAGACATTCACTCGGAGAAGATTGGGGAAAGAACAACCTTGGCAAGGCATATGTGGCAATGAAAAACTTTCAGATGTTGCCGCTTGACACCTCTATTACAAATACTGAGAATGCGTTAGCATTCCAACACTATCAGCAATTAGACCTTTCGCAAACTAACAGGTTGCTTGGAAGAATTCAATTAGCTAATTACTTCAAGATGCAAGCCTTTGAAACAGTTGGTATTACACCACAACGTTTAGGTCAGCAAATTGCAGCAGAAACAGCTACTGGTATTCAGCAGGCTATGAATGCGTCATATGCTCAAACTGAAACTTACTTTATCCAACATTCTGATTACTTAATGCCTAGAGTACATCAAATGCGTACAGACCTGGCTCAGTATTATCAATCAGAAAATCCTTCAGTGAGACTTCAGTATATAACTTCTTCTGAAGAAAGAGCCTTTTTTGAAATAGAAGGTACTGATCTTTTGTTGCGCGATTTAAATATTCACTGTACTACTAAAGCTAATCATAGAGCTGTATTAGAGCAGTTAAAGCAATTAGCTATGAGCAACAATACCAGTGG